CTCATGTCCAATGGTTGCAAAAGCTGCCGTGATGGTAATTTGATTGTACCAATCCAGAATGTTCTCCGAGATTGCGATCAAATTATCATCACCATAGCTCACGCAAGCCACAAACTGATTGAATTTTTTCATTGAAGCAAAAGAATTATCAGTTATTCTTTCTGCATGTTGATTGGCACAGATGAGATAGGTGACCCGAATAACAATGGAGTTGTAGATCGAATTGAGGATAGCTGTGATAGGACAACCTGAGGGTTGTGAGTGTGTTGCTTGATAAATGACATTCCCATTGATGTGAATTGCGTGCACAATGTGCATCCAGAGGGTGTTGCGAATTTTCTTGTTTTCTTCGCCATCATCATACCAGTTGTTAATGGTATCAAGGATGCGCCACAGAATTTGAGACGAAAGCGAACCGTCAAAATTGGCAAAATCTCCAGCAATCACGTTGAATCTTCCTTCTCTTTTTCCTCGCGTCGCAAGTTTAAGAACAATCTCGTTCCAATCCACACTGTACACGTTGGTGCCAGTTGAAATCTCGTTGGCATTTCTGTTATGCATAATCCAGGCGGCAAAGCCAAGAAAATACTGCCGAAACAAGATAGTGAAATGGACAGGTCCCCCACAAAAAACGCGAGTCTTTCCCTGGTCAACTTTCTCGCGCAAGCGCAATTCATCTTTCAAAGTATCACTCCAATAGACTCCAGTTTGAATCCCGCGTCGACAATTGTGCTCAAGAAGCTCAACATCAGCCCTGATCTTGAGAGCAAGAGGCGTATCAAGCGTCCATTCATCTTCCCCAAAAGCAGTACGCTTTCCTCTAGCGTTTTTGTTGTCAAAAACGTAGGGAAAACCCATGCTCGTGGAGCGATTTATGGGCGCCAAATACGCATCATCTGGAACTCCAACAATGGCTTCTTCATACGTTAGGACGCGTTGATAGTCACTCATCTGGAGTCCACAAACATTGATATTGTAGTTGTTTTCAACATCGGCCACGCACGGATCTAAAAGCGCGTTCTCAATCA